TGCAATCACCAACAACTCATACTTTGGTGAAATTGCAAATCAGGGTGACGTTGTACGCATCCAAAAAGAACCAGACGTAACTGTTAACGCACTACAGCGTCACACAGGTATTTCTGTAGAGAAGTTAGACGATCAGGATTTCTCACTCACCATTGACAAAGCTAACTACTTTGCTTTTAAAATGGATGACATCGAAGAGCAGTTCTCTCATGTTGACTTCGTAAGTCTAGCTGCAGATAGAGCAGCCTACAAAATGGCAGACGCTATTGACGTAGATGTTCTTTCCTACATGTCAGGCTATGACACATCTGGAGCATTGATTACTTCATCTTCAGGTGACGCACAGCACCCAACATCAAGTGAAATCAACGGTGAATCTTTAAAGACTAACCAGTTGGACGCTACTGACTTTGGTGCATTAGGATCAGCAGACGCTGCATCAACAGCATATGCTACTGGTGACTCTATTCCACTAGCTACACGTTTGCCTGGTGCGACTTCACTATCATCAGCTACTGTATCCCCATTGACAGTCATCGCACGTATGGCACGTCAAATGGACACAGAAAACGTTGACTCACGTTCACGTTGGATAGTCGTAGATCCAGTATTCATGGAAATGCTAAAAGACGAAGACTCACGTCTTCTCAATGCAGACTTCGGTGGGTCAGGTCTACAAAATGGATTGGTTGCAGGAAACATTCACGGTTTTCAAGTGTACGTTTCAAACAACCTACCTGCCAAAGGTAATGGTCCAACTCATGCTGGCGCACTAGCCCAAGATGCACACTACGGTGTAATCTTAGGTGGACAGCAAGAGTCTGTAGCAACTGCAGAGCAAATGAATAAAGTTGAGAACTATAGAGATCCCGACTCATTTGCAGACATTGTACGTGGTATGCACCTATATGGACGTAAAATTCTACGCCCACAAGGATTGGTGTCAGCTATTTACAACGTTGCATAATCATAAGATAAACTTAGAGGCTGCTTCGGTGGCCTCTTCGTGCATTTAACATAAGGACATTCTCATGGGTACTATTACTACAGCAATGTGCAACAGCTTCAAGCAAGAGCTACTTGGGGGTGTTCACGATTTAGACACACACACGCTGAAGATAGCGTTGATAAAGCCATCACCTACAGGTAACTTTGGTGCAGCTACAACTAATTACTCTGACGTAACAGGTAGTTCAGATGAAGCTACAGGAACAAACTACAGTGCAGGAGGGCAAACGTTAGATTCCGCTACAATAACGTTATCGGGAACTACGGCATTTGTAGACTTTGCAGATGAAGTGTTCTCGAACTTGACAATAACGGCTGCTGGGGCTATCATATATAACAGTTCGGCAAGTAACAAAGCAATAGCTGTATTTTCGTTTGGCACAAACGTAGCATCAACAGCAGGTGACTTTACTGTAATCTTTCCTACAGCAGACGCATCCAACGCAGTTATACGTATAACGTAAGGATAATAAAATGGCACTAGTACTAAAAGATCGAGTACGTGAGACTACTACCAGCACAGGCGTAAGTAACATAACTCTTGGAGGAGCTAGTGCTACCTTCGATACCTTTGCATCAGTTATGTCTACTAATGACACAACTTACTATGCCATTGTACACACAGCTAATGGAGTAGATGAGTGGGAAGTAGGGCTAGGCACATACAGTGGCACTAATACTCTCTCACGAACTACAGTGTTGTCCAGTTCAAATGGTGGATCAGCGACAAACTTCTCAGCAGGAACTAAGTTTGTATTCATAACTTTACCTGCTAGTGTTGCTGCTCACCTTGACCCTGCATCAAACGATCACGACTTAGCATCTATTATTACTTTTGGTAATCACGACACAGATAATTTATCAGAAGGATCTACTAACTTATATTTCACCAACGCTAGAGCAGATGCACGTGTCGCTGCATCCACAGCCTTTGACCCAGCAGGTTCTGCTGTTGCACTAGCGATAGCTTTGGGATAACAATATGGCAAATACATTTCTTAGAAAAACATCTCGTAGCGTAGGAACATCAGCAGTCACGGTAGGAAGCTACACAGTTGGTGCAAGCACAGCCACAACCGTTATTGGTTTGTCTTGTGCTAACAGAACTACTGCAGCTATCACCGTTGATGTAACACACAACGATGGATCTAATGATACGTTCTTAGTTAAAACAGCTACTGTACCTAGTGGAGGCTCACTTGTTGTTGTGGGAGGTGATCAAAAGGTTGTCTTACAAACAGGCGATAGCATTAAAGTGACATCAAGTGCAGCCTCTTCTTGTGATGTAATGATGAGTATATTGGAGATTACCTAATGGGTAAGTCAAAAGATTTAGCTACTAGAGTAGGCATAGATGATAATGCTGATGCAACTGCCATTACTATTGATAGCTCAGAAAATGTTGGAATTGGGGCAACGTCACTTAGTACAAAGTTAGAAGTAGCAGACAGCAATGCTGGTGTAGCTGCGATTCGTTTACGAAGAACTGATGTTTCTAATTCAGATGTTGATTTACGAGCAGGTGGTGGCTCAGATGGTAAAGCATTTGATATACACGTTAATCAATCCAACCGTATGCGTATTGACGGTTTAGGCGCTGTGACAAAGCTTAGTCAGCCTTGTTTTGCTGCTTATAATTATAGTGCGGATGGAGCAACATTAGCTACACATTTTAATCCTATTCGTTGGGCAAATATACATTCAAATGTTGGTAATTGTTTTAATAATACAACTGGTAGATTTACTTTCCCTGTTACTGGTAAATATCTTTGTTTCTGTAATATAAACCTTAAAGCAACAGATGCTCAATGGCTGGGTTTGTTCTTACTATATAATACTGGCAGTTCACAAGTGAACAGTTGGGGCTACCCTGCTTCTAATTCAGTATATGAAAACGTTATAATAAGCTCTATAGTTAGTGGTACTGCTAATGATACTATAGCTTTTACATATCATAATAGCTATTCAGCACCAAGCACTAATAATAGCTATAATATGGCATACATATATTTACTAGGTTAGGACAAACATATGGCATACATAGGACAGACACTAACTGAGGGTACAAGAAGAGCGCACACATTTACAGCTACTGCTGGACAAACTACATTTAATGCTGTATACTCTATTGGAAACGTAGACGTATATCAAAACGGAATACTGTTACAACCTGCTGACTACACAGCTACTACAGGAACTACAGTGGTGTTAGGCGCTGCTGCTGCACTAGACGATGAGATTACTATTATAGCTCACAACATATTCAGCGTAGCAGATGCACCCACACTCTCAGGCGGTGGCACATTTGCAGCTAGTATCAGAGCGCCAATATACGACACAACACAGAATACTATGAAGACCGCTTTGTTTCAGACTAATGAGCAAAGCATGGGTACAGACACAACAATACCTAGCTCACAGAATGCTAGTTGTAATGGACCTCTAACAATAGCGTCTAGTGTAACGCTTACAGTTAATGGGAACTTGACAATCATATGAGTACTTTACATGTAGAAAATCTAAAAGGTCTTGGCTCTGGCGGCAATGCCAATAAAGTTATTATACCCACTGGCCAGACGTTAGAGGTTACAGATAATATAAGGCATGATGATATGCCTACTGGGACAATTATTCAAACAGTACATGTAAGATTTACTGTTAATACTTTCATTGATGCATCAAGCTTCGTTAGCATTGGAAGCCTTTCTATTACACCAAAATTTTCAAACAGCAAAATACATGTAAACACTACAAATCATGTTTATGTTCAGTCTGGAAATAACAGTACATGGAGGGCTGCATCAATCAAACTTTTGAGAGATAGCACTGTAGTATTATCAGGCGATAATTATGAGCCAGGCTTGTATGCCGTTGATGGAACTGCAAGATTTATGCAGGATAGTACAATACAATATATAGATACTGCAAATACTACTAATGCTTTAGTATATTCTGTTCAATATGGTAGAACAGGTACAAATGTAACAGGCATACGAGTTAACCATCCTACTTATGGTCGTCAAGGTTTTATGTTACTTCAGGAGATCAAACAATGAGCATCCTAAAGGTAGACACCATAAACGAAAAAACTAGTGGTAATGGTGTGGCTATTCCAGGTCATGTTATTCAGGTTGTAAATTCATCGACTTCAACACAAGTGCTTACAACATCTACTTCATTTGTTGATACTGGTTTAACAGCTTCTATTACACCAAAGTTTTCATCATCTAAAATTTTTGTAACTGTTAGTCAGGCTTTTTCTATTACAGCTAGTACAAATGCACAACGCCAAGCTAATTTAATAATAGCAGACGGTAGTAATAATCAATTATTTGGTGGTTCTACCTACGATCAGTTTAGGATAAAAGAACAATACGCCTTTCATTGGCAGACAAACTTGCAGATGTTACATTCTCCTAGCACCACAAGTTCTTTTACATATAAAACTAGAATGAAAGCAGTGGGAGGGTTTGCATCAGCTAATATTGGCGCACAATACGGCAGTGCAGAAGAATCGAGTATAACTCTTATGGAGATAGCCCAATGAGTTCTATCTTAAAAGTTGATACAATACAGAACACCGCAGGAGCGGCTCCTACTGCGTCTGACTTAGGATTAGATGTTAGTGGTACAATTTTAAAAATGCATAGACACACTTGGGCTGATGAACATCAAGTGGCAAACAATAGCTCATCTTATGCCGCCGTTACTGGTTCTTCTTTTTCTTTTACTCCAAAATCTGCATCTTCTACTTTAATAATTGTATCAGACCTTTCGTGTCGAATAAACGGTCAGGCAGAGGGTATGATGTTTAAACATTATGTTGCTGGCTCTTCTATAAGCCATGATAATAATTATGCTCACGAAATATATTTTAATACAAATACTTCTGCCGACATATATCTTAGGCAAACTAAAAGTGACACCTATTCGAACACATCATCTTCAGCAAAAACAATACAATTATATGTAAGAGATTACGCTGTAAATAGCACAAGTGCCAACAGAATTAATTTCCTTACACGTTTTAGATCCGCAACAATAGTTTACGAAATAGGATAAACAAATGACAGATATAGCAACAGCATTAGGCGAATTAGGCGTAACCGAATGGGTGTTACGTGGAGAGCCAACAACTCAGGTTGAGTTTGAGACTATGTTTCGAAAGGTCATGAGCGCAGACAGCAATGGCTCTGCCATAGAAAGCTCAGACCCATCACACTTCGGTACAACTTGGGATAAAGTTAAAGCTAAGAAGGATGAACTTGTAGCAGCAGAACCCATGAGGTTATTACGTGAAGAGCGTAACCGTAGATTAGCAGAAGTAGACTGGTGGGCATCAAGTGACCTAACCATGACTGATGCACAGAAAAAGTATAGAACTGACTTGCGTGACATAACCAAAAGCGCAACCAGTTTAGATGATGTAACTTGGCCTACAAAACCATAGGAGTATAAAATGGCAGAGATTAAAGTAACACTAACCGACACAGAACTAAAGTGTCTTGAGTATGCAGCAGCATCCCCACAGGACTGGGCTGACAATGCTTTGACTAACAGAGCTAGGATAGCAAAAGATGAAATCATTGCTGCTCTTGTGACTCACTGCAATGCTAACTCAGTAGCACTAGCTGTTGGTGAAGACGCACAGGTAGCACAAGCGTTTGACCTAAAGGTTGTTAAAAAAGCCTCTGAAGTAGAAGAGTCGAAACCAGAGTAAGGAATATCAATGTCATACATAGGCACTGAACCTAAAGACATAAGATCATTTGGCAGAACTAAGTTTGACTACACTGCTACGCAGGGTCAGACAGCGTTTACTGGTGCTGATGATGACGGTAAAGTATTAGCCTTTACTGTTGGACAGATAGAGGTATACGTCAACGGTATCCTCATGGACGATAGCGACTTTACCACAACTGGTACTGGTACAGTCACACTAGCCACTGCAGCTAACTTGAATGACGTTATTAACATTGTATCGTTTGAGACTAACATACCTGACAGTAACTATGTTCCTGCTACAGGCGGTACGTTTACTGGTGATGTAGACTT